CCCGGTGAAATGTTCCAGCCCTCTTGCATCGTGTTGTGCTCTTTTATGTGGGTTCTTTCTGCTTCTGTTGCCAACCCCACGTCCGAAAATTCCAAGATGACTTCAAACTCATGTGGAGGCTTATTTCGAAAATGCGATCGTTTTCTTTGACTTGGATCGTTGGTGAGCCCGACATACTTAACGATGCCGTCTTGTTTCAGAAAATAGAGGTAGATCATACCACTATTTAGCAATCTAAGAAATTCACATTCAATCGCAACAGAAATCGTAGAAATCTCGAATTCGCATGGTGAGAACTTGTTTGGTTTTCTGATCTTCTACTTCGATGAGAGCATTTTCATCGATGCACTCATATTCCACTCGCCACTGAGCTTCGCTGGTGTTTGCGATAGTCTGGCGTTTGAAGTTTTCGTCTCGCCCGGGAACTTCGTACCACTGTGCTTCGATAGCGACATATTCACTCTTCTTGCTAATGGCATTCATCCATAGCTTATAGAAGTGATTCATGCCCTTTGGGGTGCTCACGACGATACATTTGGTGGTTTTACCCGAAGAAATGGTCGGATAGGTAGAACTGAAGAAATCTTCGGCACTGTTTTCGTGAACGTATGCGTATTCGTCCAAAACAATGACATTGTAGCTACCACCACGCACCGCACTCGCGCTGGTCGCCGCAGCCAGAACTTTAGATCCGTTTTCAAGTTGAATAGAGTGCTTGTTCCATTCGACAATACCATGCTGCAACCAGCGCGGCAGATACTCGTAACTCATTTTGAGTCGGTCGAGAAGTTCTTTGCTGGTTTGTGCCTTGTTGGCCAAGATCGCCACCCGGGCATTCGGATTGAAAATGATGTAATGCAGCAGATAGCTGGTAACGGTAGTTGACTTACCGCTCTGCCGAGGCAATTTACACACAACAAATCGGTTGTTATGCACCGCTTCCACGATCTTGCGCTGAAATGGGTACAATTCAAAGGGTACCAATCCGTGATCGAGGTGTACAACTTTGATGTATTTTTCGATGAAGTATACCGGATCTTCGGCACATTTCATGTACTCTTCAATCTGCTCGGGAGTGAAGTTTTGCGGTACATTCAGTCCCTTGAGATTCGGATTGCCAAGATAGTTTTCGGTAGCCATGGTCTATTTTGCCTTATCCTGTGGAGGTTCTGGCAATGCCGTCGGAGTTGATGTGCTGGCGACTTTCTTTCGATTTTTGTTGATCAAATCCAGCAATTCTGTAGTAGTTGCAATGATGGTATTGTTGTTGGTGACATTGCCGGGTTTCTGGCCATCGTCTTTCTTCTGTATGTCTTTTCTTTGTTTGTGTAGTTGAATCAACCTATCGTTTGCCTCTAGATTGGCACGAAGCAGGTCGGCCACAACTTCGTAGGCTCGTGGTTCTTCGCCTTCTTTGGCCAAATCCATGATGCGGTCAACGGCTTCTTCCGTTTTGGAAATGATGTGTTTTAGGTTGCTTCGAATGCTGCGGTAGTCTTCCTCGCCGTCATTGTCGCCGGTATTGGTTGGTTTGGCAGGCGAAACCACAGGCAGTACGGTAGGAGGCACCGACACAATTTCTTGTGTGATTTCTGGCATCGGAATACCCAGGATATCTTCAAATGCTTGCGTTTCTTCATCATTCATGATTTAGTCTCCGGGGTATTCTGTAATAGTGGTATATGTACCGTCCGATACGCTGTATCCAGTTGTTCCTGGTGTACCAGTGATAGTGATCTGACCGATAGAACCAGCCGTTGCGCCACCGGTGACGCCAACCTGAACACTGGCGAATGTGGCTCCGGTGATGGTCAACAAATCCATTGTACCAAATTGGCCCGTCGAACCGGAAACGGTGGCACCATTCATATTGATCACGTTTACGTCGGCAACAGTGATGATCTTGCTGGTTACAGTAGGTCCGTAGAAATTGACTTTGGCTACGAACTGAATACTGATGACTGTTGATTTGCGAGTTTCAAAATTGCCTTCGTAGTCTTCGACGAGATTGATCGGGCCAATCTGAATTGGTACGTCAGAAAGCCGATCGACGGGAAAGTTGCGAAAGGTGATGCAGAAATCTGGGCCAAAATAGGGCAGAATCTGCTCTAGAATCTGATATGCTTCTTCTTGATTCTTGGTGACAATATGCACCATGAAGGTTAGATTGTACGGAACGCTTTCGTAGCGAGTGGTTAGGGTGGTATTGCTGTCTGTACCCTGTCCCAGTCGGCGCATTGTGGTCTTTTTACGAACGGGATCATACGAGATATTCGTCATCTCGTAACCAATGCGGGGCCGGTGCATTTCGTAACTACGAATCAGTTCGGGGTCTTCTTGTTCGATACGGCTGACCCACTTTTGCTTTGGGCCGTACGCAATAGGAACCTTGTACCGTTCTACTTCCTCGCCATTGACGTCATACTTGGCCACCCATATGTCATTGAATAGAGTACCAAATGCATGCACAACAGTCTCGATTACCCTGTGACGAAAATAGTCGAGCATTATGGGGTTCCAAATGGATTTGTGATGGTGAAATCGAGATCTTCATCGGAACGAGTTTGTATGTCTTTGTTATCGTCGAAGGTGTCTTCTAGAACACTATCGTTGGTTCCCGTGACAATTCTATACGCAGCCGAATTCGTAGAGATCACATAGCGATTTACAGTTGCCGAGCTAGGAAGCCAGCTACCGACAAGATTGCTGATGCCAAGTACGTTTCCGGAAATTTCTTTGACCACACCGGTTGCATCGGCAGACGTTGCGCCTCCTCCGGTTGCACCATTTTTGTACTGATAGACCGTTTCGCCGACCGAAAACCCGGTCGAAGATGAACCCGTAGAACCATAGGTAAGGAACAAACGAAATTGTGCCGTATCGGCAATGGCGTCTACTTCTGGCTCGCCCGTCTCGAAAGTTTCTTCGTTGAACTGGAACAATTCGGTGCTCAATTTGAATACGTAGTTCTTGCCCAATTGAAAGAATGGAGATTCGTGCTCGACATACTTGATTTCAAAGAAGCCCTTTGTGATGGGATAGTAGATCAAATCACCTTCTAGTGGGCGTACCATACCAGTTTCTTTCTGAAAGCGTTTCTTGCTCACAGTAAAACTGGCGTTGTCTTGAATCTCTAGACCCCACTTGCCAATTACGTCACCGGCTCCGGCAAATCCCTGGACGTTTTCCATGAACATTTCGATAGTTTTTGAACTGCGAAATGCAGAAAGCGGATCTTCGCCGAACAATGAATGCTTGTTGACCACCGTTCTTGGGAGGTAAAGTACGTCCTGCCCGTGAATCTTGATGCTTTCAATGACAAGATCTTCCACGAGATTCTGTTCATTGCTGGCACGGATATTGTTGAAATAGTGGTTGGTGGCCATGTTAGGTATTTAGATTCGTGGATCGATTGGATTATCTGGAAATGCCATGTAAAAGCTACCGTCTGCTCGATAATATCGTTTCCGACCAATTTTGGAAAGACCGACTTTACGCCTGTTTTCGGGGCTCTGCATAGGATTATCGCTAAGGAATCTTTGCCGATTCAGTTCCTTGCATTTTTCGGAAATGACCATCGGATCCCTATTTTTGAATGATTCGGCAAATCTCCGTTTTGCTTCGTCGGACCAGATTCGTGTTTTGCCTTTGTTCGCCCGTGATATTTTTTCGCAAGTTTCCTTGCTTGGTACGTATCCGGTTTGGGCTATTCTTCGTTTTTCGCGTTCTTCGGGGTGGTGTTCGAAGTACTGTTTGGTTTTTTCTGCTAGATGCTGGCGTTGTTCTGGCGACTGCATTCTTTGTTTTGTTTTTTCGCGAATCTTGTTTTTGGTCTCTTCCGAGAGCACCCGACCCAGCGATCCATCTCCTCCGAGCGTCAAGTTGTACTCGGTCTTGTAGGTACCAAGTTTTTCGATCCAGTATTTCTCTTTTTGGTACAATTCTTCGGTTGTCTGGGCGGAATCGATTTGCTCGATGGTGAAGTTTTCTCGACCATGTTTCACGATTGCCTCGTGAATGGCGGATTTTTTGGTTTTCTTGGATTCTATCTGGTTGCAATGTTCTTCGAACCGCTCGGCAATGCTTCTAGAAGTAATGCCGACGTATCTTTTCTGATTGATTTGGTTGGTAATGAGGTATACAAGCATATCAGTATATAGGATTTCATCAAGTTGCCTCCTGATTTGTGTGTAGGTTCTATCCGATTGTAAATTCTGGAGGCAATTCCCAGTTGTTCTGTACCGTGGATTCAATCTCTTTGATTTCCTGTGCGGCGTCTGTGTAGATTTCTGCGCCATTAAACATGATGCCACCCAGCATCTGAATGCCCTTGAATTTGCTGAGGTTGGCTCCCCATTGCCGCTTGATCAAAGCCGTGGCATACTTCTTGAGTAGCATGTCGTTGTAGACTTCAGGAAATACTTGAGCATTCATGACACGATAGGCGTCGATTACGATCCAGTCGCCAGCTTTGATCTGAGACCCCATTTTGGTATCGATGTACAGGCGATTGTTCTTACGGCTAAATCGAATGGCCTTGTCTGGGCTAAGAATTTGACGCAGAAGACTCAGATACTGCTGAGTGATGGTAAAGTGTACCAGTTCGATGCTGCCAAAAGTATACAAATCGTTTAGAGCATACTGGTAGCGAACGTCGAACATATTCAAAGTTGAACTGCTGATGTGAAAAATCTGAATTACGCTGGTAATCAATTGTTCAATAGGAACATTTCCCGATTGCCCGGTCTCGGTGATGGCCATTTGGCTTTCATTCTGGCCACTTTGACCGACCGCATTGAAGAAGTTGTTGCTGCCAGTAATACCGGCTTGGTTCGTACTCTCTGAACTCAGACTGACATATCCATTTTCGATGTCTTTCTGTTGCATCCGGTACTTCAGATACACTTTTTCCACGCCGTCAAAGTGATATTCGGCGAAGAATTGCAGAGCTTCATCGATGCGGTCCTCTAGTTGATCGTCATCGACATTGATTTCGATGACAGGGTGGCCCAGGCTGCGCAGGCAATAATCAATCAATTGCTGTCGGGTGGATGGTTTTGCCATGAGTGCTTATTCCTTGGGGTGCCGATTTTTGGTGGCGAGGCGTTTTTCTTGAATTGCGGCAGCCTTTTCGGGCCGGTGTTCAACCAGCAATTCCCACATGGCAATGACCAATTCTTGTACATCTGGATACTCGGCTTTTCGCCGCACATCCCACGGTTGTCGCTTGAGCAACTCTCGCTGCACATTTTCGTCAATTGCCGCGTCGTCTGCATGCAATTGATCGTGCAATCTCTTGAATTCGGGAAATCTGTCAATGTACCTATCCCCGTCCAGCCACGGACCTGGACAATTGATGTACTGATTTCCCATATCATAAAAGCCTTGGCCGGGTTCGTAAAATCGCGTATCAATCCCGAGTGGAAGTTCTTGTAGCGTGGGCTCAAGTTTTCGAAATTCTCGCGGAGAGAAGCGAAGACCACATAGCTCGATTTGAGTTCTTGATTGCGAAAAGTACTTCTTCATTCCACATCCGGATAATAGGTTACGTTGACTCGGCCTCCGGATAGAATGTTTCCCAGAGACGTATCTACAATCACATCCCCCGCAAGACTTGCGCCCAATAGGTTTGTATTTACTAGACTGCTCTGGGCGGTCGTACCGACCAATAGGGTGCTATTTTTGATAGCCGATGCATTTGCGGCGGTTGCACTACCAGTACCACCAGTGTATCCAGTGATACTGGTACTGTAGATGGATCCCACACTGGCGTCACTCAAAAAGACACCAAACGTATTGCCATTGAACACCGAGTAGCTGTCTCCGTAAATTTCGGACTGGAACAAAGAGAATGAAGATGCATTGGTGGCGACCGCTCCATATCTGGTGTCTCGGATCAGTGCATTTCCCACGTCAAAGCGGCTATTGTTGTCAACCTGAATGCCTCGGGCGCAACTAAGAATGCGAAGAGAACTGCCTGTATTTCCAGAAACACCAGGGCTTTCGAACGAACTATTGTTGTTAAGAGCAATGCCTGCTAAATTGGCGTCTTTTACGATAGTAGTATTGCTGAAACGTACATTCGATCCATTCTTGATGTACATTCCGGTTTTGCATGAATTGAAATTTGGCATGTGTTTCCTTAGATATTGAATTGCCCGCGATAGTCATATAGACTCGACTCTTCCGCATACACACCAAAGTTCAAATCGGTGAACCACACTCTATCTGACAGCAATACCGTGGCTCCGTTAGACATTCTGATTCCTGTTCCCGTGCTACCAATCTGCCATCCAGTGAAGACGATGTCAAGATTGGCTGTTGCTCCTGTCATACCAAACGACATACACTTGTTTGGAGAATTGAGAACGAAAATGCTACTAGCGGTGGCTCCCGTCAGGCTGAACACCACATCCGCTACCTTGATACTTCCGGTGACGCTGTGTGCCGAGCCAGAAATCGAGGTTGCTCCGGTTGTTCCAAGGTATTTGTTGAGAACGGTGACGTTGAAGGCGTTTCCAGAGCCTGCGGTTGACCCAACTACACGGTGCGCGCCGCGCAAGAAATCAGACTGAACACGATTGTCAAAGATCAAGTAATCGTTTACCGCAATAGGATCGGCGACCGTACCAGTTTTGATGGCTGTGAAGTTTACGTAGTAGGCCCCAGCAGTCCCGCTCAGGGCAAAGTTTCCGCTGATAGACTGCACAAAATTGGTCAATGTGTTTGCTGGCATCACATTGACCTTTGTTGGATCATCAGAAATGATTCCATCGGCCAAAGTGATTGATTGTGAAACCGGGTATGTACCGTAAGCAAACTCAAAATCTAGAGAAGAACCGGCCTGAATATAGTAGTTCTGAATTTCACTGGACAGAACATATACGCCGTTTATCTGCGTAATTTGAGCCCGTGGGTGAAGTACAGAATATGACTGACCAAACGTCCCGCCCAAATCTGACACGTTTCCTACATCTACTGAAGTTGTGTCCGAGATGGTTCCTGCGCCGGAACCAGTTGCGCCTGTGGCACCAGTGGCTCCTGTAGAACCAGTTGCGCCCGTGGCACCCGTGGCTCCGGTAGAACCAGTTGCACCGGTCGAGCCAGTTGACCCCGTAGAACCAGTTGCACCAGTCGATCCAGTTGACCCGGTAGAGCCCGTTGGTCCAGTAGATCCTCTGTCCCCCTGAAGACCCCGTGGTCCGGCTGGTCCGGTTTCGTAGTTGATTCCGCTGAAGGGCAAATACCGAATGATCCAGTTGGTACTGACATACGGTGGCATGTTATCGTGAGGTAGAGCAGCAACAGTATTGGTGTCTGTAGTAATACCGTAAGACGCGGTATTGATAGAAGCAACAGGAATCGCTCTTAGAGTATTGTTTAGTTGCTGTTGATTGGCAGTCGAGCCAGTTCCTGTCACACCAAATGCGTGATTGTGGGGTGGTAGTTCATTTGCTGCCAATACCACGGTTTCTGTCCCGCCGACAAATCCGATGGGACGATTTGCTAGGTTGATAAACCCAGTTTGCCCACCGCCAAATACTGTTCGGCCTCGCAAATCGGGCAAAAAGAACTTGCTGGCAGTTGTTGAATTGATGTTTTCGTAAGAGTGGATTTCTGCGTAGGTTGTAGTAGTGGTTAGACCCGGACCGGCTGTTTTGGTATACGTGATATTGAACCGACATGTATTGGAAGACGAAGAACATGCCGTAACGGTAATCAAATACTCGTCCGTGAAACTGTCACTAGGATCACTTTTGGCTGGCCATGCCAACAAGAAGCGATCGCCGTTTTCAAACAAGTGATTTCTGCTGGTAGCATCACCAGCATCCACAAAGGTGATGTACCCCGTAGTACCAGCACCAGTGATGCTGGCTTGGATGTAGTATTGGTCGTTGAGGATGCTTTCTAGATCACCCCAACTATTTTCGGTGTCTTCTCCTTTGGCAATGGCGTCACCATTGCACAGACGCCATTTATCTGGAACCTGGTCGTAAGATCCGGCAAAAGGAACAATGGAACCAATCGGGGTTGCCAGACTGGTTCCAATAGGGTCGGTGATTAGTTTAGGGTATAGTAGTGCTTCGTTGGCGGTCAAACCGACGAGAATCGGGTTGGAGTAGACTTCTCCCGAAGTAGGCTGAACACTGGTAACATTGCCCGCAGTCAAAGTGCTTACGTAGAATACAGAGCCGCTTGAATATGGTGTGTAGGCAGGATCGAGAGAAATCTTACCAGAGGTTACCAACACAAAGCTGTTGGCAGTCGGTGCGCTTTCGACAACACCCACCGCGTTGGTGGTGGTGATGCTGTCGGCTTTAGCTTTTTGATAGTTTCCGCTGGACGAACGGTATACAACTGTGCCCGGAGTGAATCCGTGCGACGTCTGCGTAATCGTGATACGAGTAGACTGCCCATCAGCCGTACTGCCTGAACCAGTCACACTCGTGCCATAAACTACTACGCCAATTGCACTATTCGCCATCGGAACTTCCTTATCCCTGTCCGCTCAAAAGAGCCTGGCAGGTGAACTTGTGGTTTGCTTCGATTCTTTCTTTCTGGTCCGCTGGGAATTTCGCCTCTGCTAGCAAGCGGTCGCCAACGGTCTTTGCTTCCTTGTAGCGTCCAGTCCAATGCGCTGCAATGCAGAATTCGTCCAAGATGCTCCATTCATAAATCGGAGTGCTGACAAACAGTGCCCCGGTTGGAACGCGAAGCGACAGAGCTTGCTTGGCGAACAGATATGCCTGATCAAAACGGCAGTAAGTTCTGCACAATCTGGCCGCAGACCATAGAGGTTCGGCGCGCCATGGATTTGTTTGATACGCCTGGAAGTAGGTCTTGACGCACTCGTCTACCGGGTGATTCAAGATTTCCTTGATTCTACCGACTTGGAACAGCGAGTAGAACACTTCTTCGTTCCATCCGCCCAATTCGGCACGCTTCAGGTACGCATCGTGTGCTTTCTGCCATTGCTGGCTATCGCGGTAGCTTTGCGCCATGTAGAAGTGGTAGCGATTGAAATCCTTTTCGTCTACTGGACCGGCGAGAGCTTTCTCGAATACCTCGGCGTCCCTGGCGTATTTGTCCGGGGTCTTGCTGCGAGCACCGTCCTGAATTGGCCGGTTCAGAATGTTCTTTGCAAAATCGCGGGTTTCGATGGTATCGTGGCAATCCACGTACTCATGCAGGACGCCGCGATAGTAGAAAGGCTTTTTGGTGCTAGTCAACTGCGGACGGTGGTAGTGAATACCGCCATATGAAGCAAAGACGTTGTACAGATCGGCGGTCAGGCCTTTGCGGAATTCCTGGCCGTCAAAGTTGTTGTCGTATTCCATGATCTCATCCGCGTCGATCATGATCGAATAGTCACCCAATGGGCGAGCCAGTTCGAGTACCTTTGAGCGATTGGTACCAAAATCCACCCATGGAACTTCGTGGAGTACGCCTTCGATACCAACTTGCTCAAAGAACTTCTTGATCTTTTCCTGGGTACCGTCTGTGCTGCCGGTATCCATGATGCACCAAGTGTCCGTCAACGGAAGCATACTCGACAGACACCGTTCGATTACGTGCGCCTCGTTCTTCACAATCATCGTCAATACAATCTTCTTCGACATTACAATCCTTTCTCATTTCAAGCGGTTGCCCATATTTAGTAGGGCTTCGATTGCTTTTTGCATGTTCTCAAGAGTGGTCTGCAATTGTTTTAGTGTGGTATCTAGGTTTTGATTCTTTTCGGCGATAGTAGCCACTATGTTTTCAAGTTGGCGCATTCTTTCTGGAGCATTTCGGACAAATTCTTCTCGTCGTTGACTTTCTAGAAATTGTCTTTTGGCTCCCAAGTCTGATGCCAATATGGCATTGCTGTTGGGGTCTCGGACTAACCCGGGTTCCCCTTGCACTTTTAGTAGTTTTGGTGTAGAGAATTTCATGTTGCGATCACTCGGAAATCCTTGAATCCGGGAACAACCGTGTTGTTTGCGTCTCCATACATGACTACTTTGATCTGGAAACTACGGAATTCTGTTTCCCCGGTGACACCAGAGGTTCGAACCACAGCATCATCGCGGACAAATCTCAAATCAACATAGTCGTCTTCACCGACCGACAGATACTGCGACGTCAGGCCGTATACATTGACAAATGAAGATTCGACGGCCATTTTTTCGAATGGAAGGTCTTCGAATCTGGTTCCATCTGTCTTTGCCTGCGATCTCATGTAGACGTCGATACTGCTGCCTATCGGCAGACGGGCGGCGAGGAAGACGTCCACATCATTTGACTCGAAACCATCTTGCAAGTTGATTTTTCGGCTCAAATACCGAGTATTGCCCACATTTGATGCGGTGATTCCTGCGACCGAAGGCAATTTCTCATAACCCGTTTGTGTTGTTGTATCGACGAACGAATTTACCAGATTCTGAACATACAGACCGCTGATGCGTTCCAGGTCAATAGCTGGAGAAACGTCGGCATTCGACGTCGAAAGAGTCAGACGAGCGGTGATGGTGTCTTCCGACGCATCCGCAATAGTCTGTTTGGTCGGATAAACGATGTTTTCGTTGAGTGTGATAGGAACTTCGACGCCAGAATTGCTTTCAAATTCTACGGTTCCGGCAATTCCCGTCGATGGTGGTGAGATGTAGGTGGTATTCATGCGGAATACGTTGGCACCATTACTAACGGTCGAATATCCGGTAGAGAAATCGCTTTCGTTGTATTCAAATGCCAATTCTCCACCGGCTGTATCAAAGACGCACTTGTGCAGGGTGAACTTCAAATCGAGTGCCTGTTCGGCTGTCCACGTAGAAGAGTTCTGGCTCTTGAAGAACGACCCGGCATAAGGCTGCGATGTGATTCTTTCTTCGCTAGCAATATCATCCTGGCCGACTTCACTGACCCAAACTTCATATTCGTTGCTATTCGATAGCAACACGATAGCATACTCACCCGGCTGTAGGTAGACAGGGTTCTCGAACACAAACTCAGTTTCGGTGGCGGCAGTAGAACTGGTATTGACGTCGGCTGGCAATTTGTTGACTTCGGAGAACGGAATGATTGACGAAGAGCTAGGGTAGCCATTGACTGCCGGGCGCAACTGTAGCGTGATAGGTAGATTTGCTGCCTTGCTCTTGAAGAACAGGTCAACTTGTTTGATGAACAGACCGGCAGGATATACCAGAGGATCGACAAAGAAGGTTTGTGCCACGGGATCGACGTATCGAACCCCAGTTTCGGTGATGATGTTATTGAAGATTCTGTCTTCTGTGACGCTTTCTCGACGGATATTGAGATTTCTAGTTGAAACGACCGTATTTTCTTCTGTCTTGACGATTCCTTGTGCGCGGAAAATTTGCTCTGCGCTGGTAGAACAATCTTGAATACTGTTGTCTACGTCGTCGATGAGACGAACCTGGCGTTCTCCTGTGCGGAATACACCGGCAGGAACATGGAATACGATGCTAGAACTGTAACCAACGCGGCCTGCACTATCGGTCGTGATAGCCGCTGCGGTCACTCCAGCCACGGTTACGTAATCGCTGATGTCTGTTCCATCAAAGAACGGATAGACTCTGACGTTTGGACGCATGCCATCGGCCTTGATAGTGATATCGATGGCACGCATAAACGGAACGACGCTGATATCGACGATTCTATTGCCGATGCTGCGAGAAACGGTTTCTGGAACAACAGAGATTCTGGAACCACTGCGGGACTGTGACGTTTCTTGAGATGCCAAGCGAGCGTAATCTACGCGCTGTACCAAATTTCTAGACGAGTCATTTGGATTGTCTACTGAGTGTGGAGGCGTTCTACCAACTTCGCTCCATGGGCTAACGGGAATCGTGCTTCCGGTCCAAGTAGTTTCCCAGTTGTTCCAAACCGTACCAAAATCCACGGCCTCAAGATCGGCGATACCGTCATTTTGGCCGTTGATATTGATCACGACGTCTGGGTTGGTTTGTGTATCAATCCAGTCATCAGACGACGGCGTGAGATGCAGAGCACCATTGAAGTTGACGACGTCAAATGGGTTGACATTGACGGCCTTGCTAGCCAATCTTTGCCGGATGAACTCAGTAGTTTCATAGTCGCACATAGCCAGTCCGTTGCTGGTATAGGTCAGACCTCCGGGGATAGATCCCGTGAGCGAGAAGTCCACGTACTTGGTAACAAACCGTGGGCGAATTTCTTGGCGAAGAGGATCGACAGCACAACTGTGGTCGCGATTGGCGTAATCGGAATTGCTGCGAGAAGCAAAACTATCTACAAAGATGCCATTCTTGTACTTGTTTAGACCGTTTTGGTCCTGGATTTCAAGGCTCTTTGCTTCCTTTTCTTGCAGACTCAATGTGGTGTAGTATTCTAGACGATCGACACGCTTTTCGATCGTTCCGATATCCCGCATGGTGTATCGGCGGTTCTTGACAAGAAACTTGGTCGTGTCTACTGAAGATTTGGTGTATGGGTGATAGGTGATCGTCGCCAAAGTCATTGCGTCTTCGGTATCTTGTGGGGCCGGTGCCTGATCGTTACCGTCGATACCACGAACCATCCGGAATTCCTTGTCTCGGGTGAGGACAAGTTTATCCGATCGTGGTTGATAGTAGTCCCATGCCATTTCGAACGAACCGCCGAGCAACTGGCATCCACCGGTTGCGGCAAAATTCTCCGGAGCAAAGGTGATACCGAAACTACCGGGAGTCACGCGATCTGGGCGAGCATCCAGGCATCCCGCCAGGCTTACAACTTTGCCTCGGCCATTCTGGAAGACGTATGTGGGAATCTGCTTGTAAGCCGCTCCAGTTCCGCTACCATCCAATCCCAATGCCGTCGTGTCTCCATAAGACGAGATCAAGAATGGTGCGCACGAAGTCGAACGAGCATACTTCTTGTAACTCACACTTACGCCGGTCACACCGGCATTGAAGTATTCTTTCTTCAATACGATGCGAGACCAATCGTAAATATCATCGCGTTGGCCCGTGTCCAAATTGAAGTAGCTGGTCATACTGAAGTTTGAACCACCAGTGCTACCGGTAATGGCCAAAATCTTGTAGACGTCTACTGCTCCGTTCAGATATGCGAATTTCTCGTAGCTGTTTCCGGTCATCGTAACCGATGCCGTTTCCACGGTTTCCGTCTTGGTTCGTGCGAATGGTGTTCCGCTATTGGGGCTTACTTCGATGTTGGTAAACACAACTGCCGTTAGACTTGAACCGGCGGTAATCGACACTGTTTGATCGTCAACATACGAAACCGTGATCGGAACTTGAATACCAGTTACGCTAATAGCCTTGAAATCGTTGATGCTGTTAAAATCGGCAAATGTGCCGACGCTGAATTCACTACCAGCCCCAAAGTCAGAAACGGATACCGTGACCGGAGATGTGCTGAGGTTGTAGGCTCTGCTTCTCTGGATATTGATGATGTGGTTTGTGATTTCACGAACGGCGTAGCTCGAAACATCGTTTGACAACGGGAACAAGAGACTGTTGTTGTCGGTGTTCGAAATGCTGAGTGAAGAACCATTGAAATTGAATACGTGCTGATTAGACGCTGTGTATCCTGGGAGGAACAGACGCTGGGCACTAGAGGCTGTGAAACCGGCGTCCAATCGCACGTCGTACAAGTGAATTCGATTGATGCTTTCGGTCACGTCATACTTGCTGATGCGAGCACTACCAACCCGGCTGAAGGCACCAGAAGAACCTGAACTAATGTAGAACAGCGGCGAACCATTCCAGTTGATCTGGTGGAACAGTGTCATACCGGGTGCGTTGTTGGCCGTTACCTGAACGGTGTTGCCGATGACGACCGGAATTTGGTTCAGGTCGGTCAATTGCCGAATTTCTCGGGCTTTATCGGCGGTGAGAGTCTTACTGCCGTAATTGATGAATTCGTAACCAAATACGTAAGCCTTACCCTTGCCTACGCGAATCTGCAAACTGCTTTCGTCCGCAGTCATATCTTCGATTGCAATGGGGAAATCTTCGACCGTATAGTTACCTGATTCGTCGTATGTTCGACGAGCCAGGGTGTCGGCAAGAACATTGTATTCTGGGTAGTTGGTTTTATAGGTGACGTCGCCATTCTGAATAAACACGAGTGGATAATCGGCGGTGGCCGAAAAATTGCCGTGTGTCAGGCTCACATCTAGTCGATATCTGTGTGCTCCGGGGGCGGCATAGTTGTAAGATCCAAAAGCCGGATCTGTCAGACTACTGTCATCTGTATCCGTTACGATGGTGTCCACGACGTCAAATCGAACGGTAGAGTTGAGATTATTGAAGACTCGATATGAATTGGCAGTACTGCTGCCGGTGACGTTGTAGGGTGTCACTTTATCTTGATCGTGATTGACGAAAAACCCTTTGATGAACCGGATACCAGAATCCAACCCAACAAGCGTAGCATCGCCAAAAGCTGGAAGACTGTTTGGTGCTCCGGTGTAGTAGTTGTAGGTGCTGGTTCCACCAGTCACGGTTGCGCTGATGGTCGTTCCATTCAAATTGGCTGTAATGGTATCACCCAACGCAAATGCCGTTGGACCGGCCATATACTCGCTGAAAAACAGCAAAGAGTGTGTATCTTTGGAAGAACCACTCAGACTTGACATGGTGTTAATGACACGAATGCTGTTTTTGCCACTTACATGAGCAGTCAAGCCGTCAAAATCGAAAATGGTCACCCCAGAATAGCCAGTCAATCCGGTCACTCGAACGAATTGGGCGTCATTGACCACTACCTGGCTTTCGCTGACGATGCTGCCGTCCTTGAAAACGTGATCGCCAAATCGCTGAATCTGCTTTTGCAGAAGTGTCTGGGCCTGTGTTAGTTCGCGGGCCTGCACGGCATATCCGGGGCGATATAGAACGCGCAAGAATTTCTTATCGTCGCTGTAGTCGTCGTAGTAAGGATCGACGTTAAAAACTGTCGGATCGTATGCCATTCGAATCTGCTCCCTTAGAACTCAACAATCAGCTTGATTTCTTCTTTTTGCTCTGGTGATCTGTCTACTGGGCGAATGTTTTGTAGGTGCATCACTTCGCCTGACCGATAGCGCATTTCAGGTGATCCGATGATTTGAGAAATTTCGCCACCCGTTGCATCGCTATTGGTATATAGTAAGGTTTGCCCAGTTTCAAAGGTGCCAAACGACGGCAAAATTCTCAAATATCCAAATGTGGATCCTGTAGCCGGTGTCCAATCCATGACGTACCCACTGGCTCCTGCAACTCCGATATGATCGTCTTTGGCAAACGATTCATCGTCGAAAATTGTAGTTCCGTCGTAGTTGATTTTGATGCGATAGGTTTGATCGTATACGGTTCGATCGGCATCATAAAACTCATCAACCTCGATCACTTTACCCTTCGGCCCGGTCAATCCAGATAGGTCATTTTTTACTTGGTACACATACTCGCCGACCTTAAAAGGTCCGTTTGGGTATTCCAAATACAGATTTCCGACCGTATTGGTTCCATTTTCTGGTTCCCAATTGTAGATTTTTCCGTTGCTGTTGGTGCCCCAGATGTTGTCGCCGGTGTTGCTACGGCCAATAGCCAAATTACCAATCACGAAATCAAATCCGGAAGGATCAAATGTACCCGATACCGGACTCAATTTCAGACGCATCAATCTGCGGTATTCTGTTCCGGCGACTGTGCGCTCAGACAATCCCACAATTTCTTGCGTGGTTAGCCCTGCGATGCGACCACCAAGAGCAAAATCGCCACCGGTGATACTGCTTAGCACCAATTCGCTTGTACCGGTATATCCGGTTGTACCCACAACCCAGTCAATGATGGTTCCTTGTGCTGGGTCATAGCCCGTAACGCCACCACTTCCTGTCAAGGCCTGTGTTGCGCTGTTGCCAGTCAGAAAACTACTGGTCAGACCGGCACCGGCCAAAAACAATCTAACCCATTTCTCGGCCAACAGTGGGTTTTTGATCAATGCAAATTGACGGAAATCGTTTTCTGTAGTAATCTTGCATTGTTCAGATTGTTCAAACTCGGTGACGATCATGATAGACGATGCACCCAACTCTTTGACTGCATTGCTGCCATGGCCACCAATCGGAGACAGTACAGCAGTTGCCAGCGAACTGATATCGGCGGTGTAACCACTTTCAAAGGTGAGACCGGCCACCACGGCAACCGTGGCGTAAGTATAGTCCTGTCCACTATTTACCATCTCAAATCTATCGAGATACCGCTGCCCGGTGCTACCTCCGGCAGTAATCGACAAGAAAGAAACGTGAATTTCGGCGGCGGTGGCCGACGTGTGCAAAGTATCTGTTGCCGCTGTTCCGTCCCCCGAAACAATTACGGTCGGCAAAATCGAATAGTAGGTCGGAGATGCCCCTCCGCTGATGCCATAATCTAGTGGACTTTGAAGAACGACTGTTGCGGTTGAGTTTCCATTATTGATGTAGTCAACGATTCTTCTTTGCTGACCGCGACCGGCACCCTGCTCGAATCGAATGGTCATGTTATTGTAATAGTCGTTCTCGTAAACGAGTTGCGAGCCGCCGATAGTAACTGCCGTTGCTCCAGCCCCGGTGCTTCCGGCTACCTGATTGGATGCACTGTAAAACAGAACGCGATCGCTGATCACATGCTCACGAAGGGTCTCGTTTAGATCGATAAAATCGATAGATCCGTCCACAGCGTCAAGTTGAACATCATACTGCAACTGCCGATCGTCGTTTTCATTTACACGGCTGACATACTCGACGGGCATGTAACCAAGACTTGAGCCCTGGGTTTTGGTTAGGAATTTTCTTTTGCTTTCTGGGATGGTGTACAGGTATTTCCAACGATATCCATCGCTAAGTGTGCGAATCTGGGAATCTGTATGAGTAGGTGCTACCGTTGAGGCGGCATCGTAATTGTTGTCAATGCACTTATACACCCGTTCCTCATCGACCAAAATGTAGAAGTTGGCGGGATTGGTGTCGTCATACAGATCAATGTCATCGCGATATGCACTGTATACCGTATTTGGTTGCCAATCGTTTCGCTTGACTACGATTGAAACATTTTCTGGCTCAATTTTCTTGAAAGCAAATGCCGTTCTCCAAAAATCAGTATCACTGCGAACACAATCCACGTTTTTGGGTGGAGCCGCGTCTGAATTCAGACCGCTAGAATCGGTCCATTCGGTGTTCTTTCCGATGCCCAAGAAAAAGACATCATCCGAAAGAACCTTGAATTTCTCGTAGAATTGCTGAATCAAGTACTGACGAAAATCTTGTCTGAATGGGTCGCATACTGGCATGGAGTTTACTTTCTTTTCGGATATTTATCGATTTATGGGTTGATTTCATCTTCCGGATTTACTGAAGGATTGAAGCCCCCTCCAGTATTACCTGTTGCACCGCCTGGGCCTGTTCCCGTCGCTCCGGTAGCACCGCCGCCCAGGTTGTCGCCCGGGACGATTGTGATATCGGTG